GGCGTACTATTTCAAGACGGTTGGTGTTACGTCTGAACAGCAGGCACGTAACCGTCAGGATATTGAGAAGGTGATTACGGAGTGTATGGAGCAGGTCATTCGTTCGTTCCTACCATGGGAGGCAATTGCCAAGAAGTACTTCTCGGAAGATGACGATGTGCCGTCAATCACAGCGTCAACTCCAGTCAAGGTCCAGCACGCTCCAGAAACTCCCAAGCCAGCCGTTGTGAATCAGGTGAAGTTCGAGGACGATTCTCCAGAGTCTGAGTCGGACTCTGAGTCGGAGGATGAAAGTGAAGAGGAGGACCGTGGTGAACTCAAGGTTGGAGACGAATCAGCGGAAATTGATTTTGAGGATCTCGATAAGAAGGAGGAGGAGCATGTACTACCCCCACCTCCAGCCGAGGACAATGACGACCCTCTCAAGGATATGGAAAGCAAGGCTCAGGATACTCTCGTTCTAAATTTGTAGAATTTTGATTGGACGCAGAATAAATGATCATCCCAATTGCAGCAGTATCGGTTGCGCTCGTGTGTTTCATCGTGTACGCTCTAGAGCGACGCTCGAAGAGTGAGCCGATTGATTGGACGGATGCAGGTAAGCTTTCAATGTTTGGAGGTATTATTGCAGCGGGTATCGTGTTTGCTACGACCACGGACGTTGTTACGGATGCCGTAAAGACCATGGAGATTCCTAGTGTTCAGGACATGTTCGTCGGGAAGCCCACCTTCTAAGCATCAATGACACAGCACTCTTCCCCTGCTGGAAGAGACTCAATAGCAAAGTAAGGTTTCAGAGAAAGAATTTCAGTTCGTGGAACTGCATTTTTACAGAAGCGAGTAATTGCCTTGTAAAGATAGAAGCCATGATACCGGTCGTGATGAGGATCGTCATCTTTGAACATTACAGATGTCCCATCGTCTAGCGTGAGCCACTTCATAAAGAATTTGAATACCATATTATCGCGGTAGTCCAAGCATCCAGGACCGTCTGGAAAGATATCCCAGAACATAGATGTAGCGAGACGGACTAGATCAAATGACGGATTCGGTTTGATTTCAGGGTACTTGGACACGTACCACGGCTCAAAATTGTACTGTCCACCAGCTTCCTCTTCAATTGAAAAATGGTCGCTCATGAACAGCTTTGGCTCCTTCATTCCCATTACGCGCACTGACCCAATACCACGCTCAAAATCAATGAGTTTAATGATGTATCCGAACGTCGGAACACGATAGAAAGAACCGGCACAATTATAGTACAAATACTCCTTTTGAGTAGGAACGTACATCACATTATTGGAATGCAAATCATTATGTGTGAAACTGTAGTTGCGCTGGGCGTATGCTAGAGCAAACATGACCTGCGATAACCACGCTAGATGTTTAGAACTATCATTCGTTGTCTCGCATAACTCGTGGAATGTTCCTGCACACTTCTCCATCACGGTCATCTGAACAGGTACATTGGAAAATGATGCCCATGCGAATGGCTCTCCATCTTCATCATCTTCAATATCACTATCAGTCTCATCATCCGATGCACACGAACAAGACTTCATTCCAAACACGTAGGACGTAGATACGGAAGAACTGTCAGACTCGTCATCGTCATCGTCATCGGAGTCTCGCATCATAGGGTTCATATCAGCAGGTTCGGTCGGGTCAACGTGTGGAGCATCGAGTTCTTTCACATCGTCCAGAACAATATCTTCTCCAAGAAGAACACTTGCACGGGCGCCACGGGTATGCTTGAACTCTCCAGAATGAACTTCATCGGTCAGTTTGATTTCAAATGTTTTTCCGATATTGGAAGAAAACCATGAGCGCTCGGATAAATCTGCGTAGTCGTCGGATATATCTATGGTATGTTTGTCAGCAACTCCCGTGAATACTCCATACACTTTCGGGAAATGAGGGCATCCAGACTGAGCAAGTACAGTAGACAAAAGAGCACCGACGTACGCTGCATTATTCGGATCCTGAATCTTTCGCCATATCTCGGCCGATTCTTCTTCCGTGGTGGGCAGACCGAGCGAAGTCCCGTAATCTCCCTGCATCCACTTGAAAGGGGATAGAAGCATAGTGACCTTGCGATGAACATCAACAACCTGTCCCTTTGTCGTGCGAATACTTCCTGCATCAAGAATGGCGCTGATTCCATCAGTGACCTTGAACCCGAACTCTTGAGGCGCGTCCCGAACTTCGGTTTTAAACAGTTTCTGGATAGGTGGAAAAAATGCCTGAGCATGATTCACGCCCCAGAACTGCTGGATCTTCAAACTTTTCGTATCAACACGCTGTAACGATAATCCAACCGAATTCGTCCGAAGTTCACTGCCCGCCGACGGTTTGCGTTTGACCATATTATTATGGCGTCCCAAACATAAACTAAAAAGTACACGCACTAAAGCAAGATGAACTTCCAAATCAAGAAGTTTAATATTGATATGTTGAAAGACAGGTGCGAAATAGATTCGCGTAAATCGCCAATGATTGTCGTGATTGGAAAGAAAGATACCGGAAAATCGTTCTTGGTGCGCGATATTCTGTTCAATACCCAGCACTGTTTCCCAATTGGAACAGTGATTTCAGGCACAGAAGTTGCGAACGAGTTTTTCCAGCACATGGTTCCGTCCAAACTGATTCATGACAAGTACAGTCCCAGTATTGTGATGAACGTAATTAAGCGACAGCTTGGAGTGAAAACTGCGCGTAATGAAGAGAAGAAACGGTCGGGTGGAAATTCGTCCACGGATCCTCGGGCGTTCCTGATTCTTGATGACTGTTTGTACGATGCTTCATGGATCAAAGAAGAGTCTACGCGCTACATTTTCATGAACGGTCGCCACATTGATGTGATGACGATTATTACGATGCAGTACCCTTTGGGTATTACGCCAAATCTTCGTACGAACGTAGATTTCGTGTTTATTTTGCGAGAGAGTATCGTGAATAATCGCCGTCGTATATACGACAATTATGCCGGTATGTTTCCCACATTTGAGATGTTCTGTCAGTTCATGGACCAGTGCACGGAAAATTTCGAGTGCTTGGTGATTTGTAACGGTGTCCAGTCGAATCGTTTAGAAGATCAGGTGTTCTGGTACAAGGCGTCTGATCACCCATCCTTCCATTTATGTGGAGATTCCCTTTGGGTGGATAATAAACCCTTTTCGAGTGCGATGTTGGCACAGGATGAATACAGTCCGGACGCTTTGCGTAAAAAGAGCTCAAGTCCTTGGGTTCACGTCAAGCAACAGGGCAAGGATAAACATTAATCCTGCGTAAAAAATAATGGCATATCTCGCCGCATCCGCCTTGAACCGAAACAATCGCAGATCAACATCGACAGCATCGGGTCCTTCTGAACCGAGTCGGAAAGACCAGTATCTGGCTACAATAGCTGATGATCTTCAGCGTGGTGATGCTGCTAACTTTTTTACGCACACATCTCAGTTTTTTTCCGAGTTTAGGTCGGTGTATTCTCGCGAACAGATGGTTAATAAAATACTCGATCTGAATCCTATGGGTTATGCAATTATTCACGGAAATCCTATGCTTGTAGATACTGTTCTTAAGCTGTTCCCCGAACATGAACTCAATAGGAATGGGCTATTTCAAATACAATATTTCAATAATCAGTTTAACAAATACATCTCTGATTTTCCTCCAGAGGTTGACGGAAAGTCGTATCGTGCAGTTGCCGATATCGTTATAAAGAAATCCAGTGATCCCGCGAAGGTTGCACAGTACAAACAGATTAAGAAGCTCCTTATTCGTTCAGGTGCAAAGCCGAAAACACATTTTGGAAAGATTGTCTTCCCCGAGGACCAAGTAGACGTAGATTTTTATAACTCCAGTCGCACCAGGGTTGCAGGACGAAATGCTAGAACACACAAACGGAAGGTTTCCAAGACTATTCGCTCAACACGTCGCCGCCGTCAGACCAAGCGTCGTTAGAAACTGGGTTTGGGCGCCCATAATGTAATGCAAGATCTCGCCCGTCACGAATGTGGCAAGTAAGGTTACCCAAAAGTTGGTATTGAACGCGTAAGCTAACAGTATTGCGAGCAGAACTGTTCCAACACTGTCAACAACAGCATACCCCAAAAAGCGAGTACTGTGTGCTCCCTGTTTGGGCTTTCCAAAAATGAAAGCGTATGGACAACTCATTATATATTACGACTCAAAGATCGCGGGGGACACCACCCTCTGCAGGGTGAACATTGTTCTCAATCGCGCGACCAATATCCGACGTATCAGCCACACCCGCATCCTTCTTCGCATCCTCCAGATTCTTACGACGGCGCTCCTCGTTCTCCTTCTTCTGAGCCTCAATGCGCTGAGCCTTCTCCTCCTCAAAGAAGATCTCGCGATTCACCTCGTTCTCCTTGTACCGACGCATCATCTCGTTGAGCTCCTTCTCAGCATACTCAACCTCAGGCATCAGGTTCTCAGATGGGTCCCACGGTAGCCACGCACCGACCTTGCCGATGTACAGATTATCGTTCGGGTACCGGCGCTGTAGAACCTTGGCGAACGTCTGGCACTCCTCGAGATTGGCAAAGATACGGCGAACCTTGACACCACGAACGTTGGTCTGGAACTCAACCTTCTCCGAGAACTGGGTCTCCAGCTCTTTCTCGTTCTTGAGGAGGAAGACCTGATACTGCTCGTGAACGTCCGTCTTCTTCACCTCATCCTCGTGGACCTTCTTGAAGTCCTCCATATCCTTGAACAGATCGTCAATCTTCAGAGAATACTTCTTTGCGACGTACGCCATGAGGTGCTCCAAACCCTTCACCTTCCACTCATATGCCATCCACTCCACGAACTTCTCGTTGTAGAACTCATTCTTCTGCTTAATAACCTTCTCGGGCGATACAAAAGAAATAATGCAGTAACGCTGGGTGGGGATTTCCGGATCTTCTTCCAAATAATCCACTACTTGGCCGGTCTCATCCTTTACTGGTAGAGTTTCGCGAGGCATTTGTTTACTGTATGACGCACGTGTTAAAGTCTTTAATTCTAACGAATCTGTACTTATAATAATGGTGACCTACCGGTTCAATGGACACACCAAGGAAATAGATGATGAAGTTCAGGCTCTGTTCAAATCCTGTGTCCCAACATCTTGGCGCGAAGTCAAGACGAATGATGCGGATATCATTATCCAAATGGGAATCACGATCATTCCCCTGAAAACAAATCCTAAGGTGAAGCTTTTGGCAGTACTGACTGGTCCATCAAAACAAATCCTGACCGTGAAATCCCGTCTGTATGAACGGTTTGCCGACTATCCTTGGGTTCCTGCCTCAAAGACAATCACAGATACAGTTCCGACCATTCGGTCATTGAAAATCCTGAAACCTACAGAAGGGTACCGTGGAATGGGAATTACGTTAGTCCATACGAAAAAGGAAGCAGAAGATTGGATTGAGACGAATGCAGAGTATAAGGAATGGGTACTCCAAACCTATATTCAGCCTGCTACGTTTCGAGGACATAAGTTCCATCTGCGAGTATACTTGCTGATCACGTGTTCAACTCGCGGTATTCGGTCAGCTTGGTTGGCGAATAAGTATTTCTTAGTTCAGGCCATAAAGCCTTACAAGAACGAGAATTACGACGACAAGGAAATTCACGATACGCATATGAAACATGGTCATCTCTTTCACTTTCCGGACGACAAACCTGATGGATGGGATGAAGCCATGACGAAATCTGCTCA